CCGTCACCAGTGCGACTTCCATCCCACTCTGTAGAGATGTTATCTAACTTTGAACCATCTCCGTAAAAGGCAGAAGCAGATACGTTGATGGAGGCAGAGAGGTTTCCAACAACAGAGAGTGCCCCGGTAGTAATTGTTCCGAGTGCAGTGATTTGAGTTTGCGAAGCATCAATGCTCAAACTGTCACCAGTTAAAGTAATGCCTGTTCCAGCTGTCAAGTTGGTGTGGGAACTAATGTCGATGGAACTGAGTGTCGATATGGAACCGAGTCCCAATGTTGTTCTGGCTGCTGCTGCGTTGGCATCATCAACCAAAGTTGCACCGAATGTAGAGATGGTTGTATTGTCTGCAAGTGATAATGTTTTGCCGTCAACATAGAGGGAGGCTGCGTGAAACTCTGAACCCGAAATGTTAATGGAGGAGGATAAGTTTCCAGCAATATTTACTGTTCCGGTAAAGGTATGTGTATCGTCAGAGGAGTCACCGAACTCTGTGGAACCTGCATTGTGTACCTTCATTGATTGGATTTTTGTTTCTATATATTCAAAAGATCCAGTTACTGCATGTACTTTATTCCATCGTTTGTTTGATTTCCCTAACTCTCCTTCACCATCTGCTCTTGGTACTATGTTTTTTGTAGCCATCTATAAGTCCTCCAAATCACTACGATTTCTTTAATGCAAACCCGAATTTTACTTTCTTTTCGGGAATCACTTCTCTTTCGCACTCAACATTGTTAGATACGACATCGGTTGATTCTATTAATAAGTAATCGCCAGAACCAAAAGTTGTCTCTTTTACTGCGTAATCAACCGCATTTATATTGTCAGAAAGTTGCTCTATATTGTCCACAACCAAGATTGCTGCCTTGTCTCTATTCTTCTTGTAAGTATTGCTCATAGAGTCGAACAAGTTCTGTCTTACAGTGGATGCTCCATCCTCTATAGTTGCAATCGATTTCTCTGCTCTCTCTGCCCACCATTGACAGTTCTGTGATTGTAGTTGTGAAACCGGGGCATGTCCTCTTGACCATGCGTACTTCATATCTCCTGCTCCCTTGCAGGGAGATGTTATTGATGCCATCCTTTCCTCTAGTGCAGGATACTGATGTTGGTATTTATTCCTCTCCATCACATGGCTCTCAATTGTGTTTGCATTTGAGTCTACCAAATCGGCAGAAAGAGGAATGAACTGTTTTATAATCTCTGTTATAGAATCATCAATCCACTTATAATATTCTATAAAGTTTTCCACATCCGGTTCGTTGCCGATTTGTAAAAAGAACTCTTGACGGATTTTTGACAACTCCTTATAATTTGGTCTATACTTATTTACTGGTTCGCCTACCAGATTATTAAAATCTTTTATTGTTGAAACCATTTTCAACATCTCTTCGGAAATTGATGAATACATACTTTTCTCTAGTGAGAAAAAGTATTCTTCTGGTGCTGCACCTCGTGAGAAAAACTCATCATCGTTTGATAACACCTTTACCATGTGATCTCCATTCACAACTTCTGGAAGATTCTTTTTTGCTATGGAGAGATATTCTTTATTTACAACTTTCGAACTATTTGGCGGGAAGCCGAAGGCAGTGCCGTCATGTTGTGCTGTCATGGAATCTCCAAGTCTGGATAATGCGGGGAAAATTTCATCAGACACCACATCCCACAATTGATCAGATTCTGAAATGGATAGGGGCATTATGTCGTTTCCACTTATCTCGAAAACGATATCGGTGCCGGAAGGAGATCCGTCAATTGGAGTTAATTCTTGTAAAGTCGTGTCAAACATATAAGATTTTGCATATGCAGACAACCCCAAGGAACCAGATGATAAGTCTGTCACAACAAAGTTGCCGTTGGCATCTGATGATTTTATGTTATCAAAATCCCAATATAAAATAAGAGAATCTGTTTTTCTCTTTCTCTCATGATCGTCAATCCTGGTTTCTTTTGTTGCTAATCTGGGCCCATAGATCGTTGGATCTCTAGAGTGATCATTTATTTCCGAGTTGTCAAGGTAGGCGTCCCAATATCTTACCGATGATATGAGAGCATCCGATCTGTGTAAGATGGATCCATTATTATTTGTTCTTTTGGCACCAACATAAATTCTCCTATCGGCAGAAAGATATTTACTACCCTGTGCGGTTGTTAAGTCGGCAGATAAAGAAAACTCGTTCTTCTTTGAATCATAGTTGTTATTAACCCCATAAAATTCAACAACATAATCAGAAGAACTGCCAGAAACAAAATTAGCATATGGGTACTTTTTAGGTTTAATCCTAAAAGCAAGATTCCATTTTTCGTTGTCATAAACTCCTCGATATGTTGATGACTTCAAGTCAATCCCAAAAAGTGAAGATGTCAATTGAAAATAAGCATTAGGGCTATTCAATTTATCTCTTACCGCATAAGCAGAAAAGTCAACATTATCAGACAACCAATCGGCAGACCCAGGCGCTGTGGCATCGGCAGAGTTCACTCCCATTAGAGAAACTTTATCAAATGGGGACTCAAAGAAAAAAGAGTATTTAGAATCTACTTTTTTGGGAAAAATGAACTCAGCCTGAAAGGTGTTTGCGTCATAGATGTTAGATTTGCTCCCGGATAAAAAAGATCTCTGATCGAGATTGGCACTCGATGTCATTTGATAGATGGTTGCTCCAAATCGATCTGGATAGTTAAAATCTGCATATCTTTTTGAAATTGCCTTTTGGTTATAATTCTCATCAAAAGTGAAAGTAGAATTATTTGAATACATGTTTAATTTCAGCAGATCTTCATTTATTCCGAAACATCTAGTTAAATTCCTAACTGACTTGCTTGTTCCTTTGGATTTAAAGAGATATGTCAAGTTATTGTAGATATTTTGATAAATCATGTTTTTAGTAGTGTTTAGTTTCTCCTCATACACTACCTTCTCAGATCGATCATCTATATACTCAAGCAATTTAGAGTCAACAAATAACTCTGGCATTTCCAGTCCTTGGCTCGATAAAAGATGTTTTCCAAATGGATAAACTTCTTCACTGCCACTTGGATAAACTTGGTGCTTTATTTCTGGCAATGCCTTTACTTGAAGGTGTAGTTCGTCAAAATACTTTGATACAATTTGAGTTAAATATTCCAAATCAGAATCGTCTTCATCGACAATCCACGAAGGTAGGGACTTAAAAAGATTCGCATTATTTTGTCCGTCGTAAATAGAACCAGATTTTTCAAGCCTTGTCTTCAGTGCAGATACATCTGGGTGAGAGGAGTACATAATCGGATCTTTTGGTTCTAAATTCAAAATTCCAGACTCTTCATAAGCAGATGTGGACTTTCTCGATGACGATGTATACCCCGTCCACTGTCCAATGGTGGTTCTCCCAGAATAATCTAAAACCTTTCTATCAAATGACGACACCGAAGAAGTATTATAGATACCTTCGTTAAACTTATAATAAACAGTAAGATCAGTCCCACTTTCAGTATCTGAGTTTGATCCTCCGTTAATCGGTGCTCTCCAACTTTCACCTACTTGTTTTTTTGTTCTCGATTTTTTCCAAAACCTAAAGTCATCCAAAGAACCTGATAATTTTGCAAACCCTTTTGAGCCGTGAGTTCCATATACAGATGTTATCATCGAACCCACATGCCCCTGGGTTTGTCCTGCGAAATTGGTTATGACAGAACCAGTAGTAACACTATTTGCTACTTTGCCATCGACAAATAATTCTACCCCCAAGTTGCTTCCTTGGTTTTTTGCAGTGATTGCATAGTGGTGCCACTTGTTGTCTGATAATGTTATGCCTGTTACAAGTGGGACGTAATCCGATCCAGCACTTCCAGATTTTATCTCCGCAACGATCTTGTTTTCATTTCCTGAGATTCCTGGCTGAATCTCTATTCGAAATCGGCAATATCCATGTTGTCCGTGGGCAACATTGTTCCACAAATCAAGAACTACCTGTTTGTCAGATTCATTCCCTGACGAGAAGGCATCCTTTTTCAACCAAAACTCAGCAGTAGTTCCGTTTTCTCCGGTGAACGAAAGGTTGTTCTCCTGATTGTACGAGGAGTCGAGAACATTTGATTTATCGAAATTGTTGTGTAGGGGCGAAGAACCTACAGAAAGTGAACCAGTGTTGGGCCCACCGGAGAAGGAGATATATTCTCTGTTGTTAGTATCATAGTATCCACTACTTGCAGCTGCTGCTTTGCGGGAATATCCTTCACCGAAGAGAATGTGTCCAGTGGATTTCGGATACTCATTTTGCAATAAGTATGTGTCAAGATAAGATGCTGAAAGTTCCCATTGGAGTTTTTCTTTTTGAGATCCATCAAACGGATAATACCCATAAATGTTTAATAAAGATTCTTCATAATATTTCTTTGCCGAACCGTAAAAGGAGAAGTTTTTTGGATCAGAGTAGTCAACTCTTGGAATAAATTTGTTATCTACCGATACTTTGCTGCGGAGAAGATCCGCACTTTCAAGATCATCCTTCACCTGCTCTAAATTTTTAGAAGGTATTGGTTTTAAACTTTTTTTTCCAAATAGTGCTTTTAATGCCATTAATCAACCCTAAACTTGAATACTTCGGATTGCTCGTCGTAACGATCATTTATTTTGTAAACAAATTTTAGGGCATATGAGTAACCTGTTTCCAGCATTGACATATCAACATCAAAATAGTTTCCATCCCTATCGTATGACATCCTCGTGTGATTCAAACTTCCTGTGCCGTAATCAATAATAGTTTCATTATCCATCACTCGATAAATTTTCCAATAACCATCTTCCACTATTTTACTCTGGATGTTCGTGGTAGCTACGGTATAGATAGTGGGGTTCCAATCTCTGTCTCTGACGAATAATCTCATTCTTGCAATCTCTTCGTTGCTGTAAGTTGGTTTGAGGTTCGTAACATTAGAGACATGATCTCCAATCCCAACTTGAACATCAGCATCATAACTCAAAACAGTTATCTTGCTTCCAGTGACATATTGGGTTCCAGAGTTGTTGTGCCACACATCATACAAATAAGAAGAGGTGGTATCTAATGCAATCGATGCCGAATAAATGCCCGTGGAAACGTGTCCGCCAAGTATAGATGTTGCAGTATTGTGGAGTGTCAAAGCATTTCCTGTTGGGGCAGATGTTGCTGCTTTATAGAGACTTGCATAAATATTCCCATTTCCTACTGCGGGGATGTCCCTTAGTTGTCCCCTGATTCTATTGTAGATGTACAGAGTATTTAAATTGTCTTCTGCTGGTGCAAGTGAGCTGCTGTTATAAAATGAATTCCTGCGATCTTTTATTGAAGAATCCCACCTCGCCTCTATTGTTGGTCTGCTGTAAAAATGCTGAGATCCTCTTCCGAAGAATCGTTTTGTGTAATAACTTCTTGTAGCTCCGTCTGTGTTGTGAATGTGCGATCCACTATTCAACCCAGAAGAGTTCGATAAGTAAGACTCATAGGAGGGAGCAAATTTTAAACCTATGCCATCGTCTTGCTTTGTGCCTGCGATCCACTCTTCCACCAAGGAGGTTATATCAATTTCCACATCCTCCATCCCAGTATCATATGCTTTAGTGTAAGACGGGGAACCATGATAATCTCCACCCTGTGTTGTCCATGGCGTTCCGGTGGAGGCACTCACCCAATTGGATACTCCAGTGTCCTCGTAGTCTTCCATGTCTAATCCCGTTCCCTCTGTCCACGAACGGGATACGGCAAGAATAGACATTTGACTATTTGCCGGGATGGTGTTTTTGTGCTCCGCATTGGTTAATTTTAAAATAAAATTTACACTGCCACTCTTTGGAATTGAACCCGCAGTGCGATCCGTCGAGATAGTATTCGATGGAAATTTAACAAGAACCCTAGACAGTTCTGCGGAGGCAGAAGTTTGCTGACCGTAAATGGAAAACACCTCCAATATGTCGGAAGCTCCCATGTTTGACCCGGTGCCCCTTGTTTTGGTAGATATGCCAGCAGCATTTGTGATTGTGTTGTCGGCCGTAGCGTAATACTTTTTAATAGACATTATTTTATCGCTCCCTTAATATCAATATTGGGATACTTTATTTCATAAATAACATTCTTCGGGATGGCGATATATCTTCCATCTGGAGATAAATTATTATTTACATCAAAGGAGATGCTCGCATAATTGCCCCCAGTCTTCTTGTAGACTCCCACCTTGATGACATCCACAACTCCCTCTGTTTCATTTAGGGTGTTATAAACATCCGTGATAAAAAAATCTTCTCCGACCTCGACGGTATATTTTGCAAACCTTGTTTTTATAGAAGAGATACATGCCTCCAGAACATCAGAAGAATCTTTTTGTGCGTCTGCGACTACCTCGAAGTCGATTCCGAGATTTAAAATTTTAGCATCAAGAATATCGATGGTATCGTTAATCATCTTATTCTTGCTTATCCAAGTCTTCAAATTTTGCTTTGTAGTTTTATTGCAAAAGGATAATTTTCCATTCTGATCCTCACTGATCACATAGAGATTCATGTTTCTTCTAAGTGAGTCTGCGTCTCTGTGGATAGCTGCTCTCTTGACGGCACCGAACTTGGATGGCATTGAATAAACGGTGGCAACATAATCTTGTTGTGTTACTGCTCTGTTCTGGCCAGCGAAGGTACTCAATACTCTGTTCTTTAACTCTTCGACGGAAATCTCTTCCGTATCACCCGTAACTGGTTCTTCGTTGACGCACTCGATTGATGATTTTACGAAGTCCAAAGTTGTTGCGTTTAAGGAAAGTTCATCTACAAATTCCAAATCTGCATTCGTTACAGTTGTCATTGTGTTGCTTGCGACATTTACATTATCAATTGTATTTTGCCTATAGGTTATAGTAATAGTGGTGTTTGCTGGCGATATGCCAAAGTTATCACTCTGCACCAATTTAGTTGGATCAATGACTTGATCTGTTATGTGTGATTTTCCATGAACCTTTAACGAAACATTTTTAGGGTCTAAAGACACATCCGTATCATAATCTTCTTCTTTGCCAGAGCCAAATTGTATTTCTACTTTATTTGGAAAAATGTCCGTCGTAAATCTCCGCGACGCGACGAATGGTTTTAGCAGCATGTTTGCCTGATATTGTGTAGAGGAATCTCTATTGGTAACAGAACGATAAACAGTATTTTGAGATAAATAATCCACTTCATAGTAATCGTGTCCTTCGGTATCGATGATAGAAGTTATCTCACTAACATTCACCAGATCCAAACTAAGTTTTGTAAATCTCTTAAATCCCCCGATAGCTATATCTGTAGATTTCAAAACACCAGACACCACCGCTCCATATGACTTTATAGCATAATACGTTGGAGTTCCTGTAGTTTCATTCACTCTCGCAACGACTGTCGGTTGGTTAGTGAAAACAACGTCATCTTCCAAAACGAAGACTGCACCATTGTCAGCAGAAAATTCCGATCCTTGTTTCAGAGTGGGGATGTACCTTGCGTCTGGGGCGGTGCCAGCTGAATCAGCTGGGACAAGAACAAAAAATGATGCTATTGTGTTGGAAGATGGATTGTTTCTGTGCCTATATCCCGACTGCTTGGCAAGACGTAACACGTTGTCAAACTCCGCTGCGTTTTGAATAAAAGTTTCATTTGCTTGGAAGTCCAAATAAAAAGAAAGAACGTCGCCAATATAGGAAACCGAATCCAACATCAGGGAGCCAAAACCAGATTCATTAAAATCTTTAAAGGTTGTTGGGTAGTATCTTTTAGCATGTTCGACTAAATCATTCCTGATTGTCTCATAACTTCTGCTTGTGTATTTTATAGGAACATTCTTTTTTGGCATCTGTAACCCTCAAAATAAATAGTTTTCTTATTGTTTTATACTAAAAACTTTGGTCCTCCGGTGGAGGTGTCCGTTTTTGTACCAACAGATATTTCATCCTCAACACTCAAACTTGGTATAGTATATTTCAAAGTAACCCGAAGTATGTGTTCATCCTCACCAGTGATTACAACATCTGTTAGATCTATAAAGGGTGCGTAACGGGAGACTTGTTGGTGGATGTCTCCTTTCAACTGGTGCTCAAATGTTCCGAACTGTTCGAATAAATAAGTTGAAAAACCGACACCGAAGTCTGGGTCCATGGCTCTCTCTCCCGGTATTGTCAGTAGAATGTTTTTTAAATTTTGTTTTACCAAATCCTCCATATTTCTTATGTAATCATAATCAAAGGATTTGCCCCTAGAGAGGGGTAGACGCGGAGTATAAAATTTATCTAATCTATTCGTCATTGTTTAACCTCAACAGTTTGCTTTTCCATATCCACCGACATCAACGGGATCGGGCCCGAGCGGGGCACATCCATCATCTTCGTCGTCACCAGAGGAGACTGAGTTTGCCGATGGTATCGGTGTTGTCTCTCCCGGCAAACACAATGGAACGTCTTTGTCTAAGTCCAGTCCTGCATTTTTTAGTGCATTTTTAGAATTTTCATCGTTCATCATTATCGGCAGCCACCACGATGCCATTAACATAAGCAATGGATCAACTACTAAATAGTATATTAGTCCATATGGTGACGGCATATATGGTGGCAGACTGACAAGGAGTGGGGCATAAGTGACTCCAGCTGCGACCAGTTGGGTGAATCCTGGGAAGGCAATCTTGATTCCTGGAAGAGTCGGCAGGGTGACTTCCGAACATTCTACCGGATCTGTAAATGGTATTTCTATTTTTTGGGTTTCTAGCTTTGGTATTAAAAATCCGGCATTACCTAAATCGACAACTGTTTGCGTGATTAAGCAATGTGGATCTGCTGTCTTTACCCAACCCTTGTAGATGTGCAAAGGAGTCATAAGTATCATCAGCAACAAAGAGGGATTCCACAAATCATCCAAGTTTGTGTTGCCCATGTTGTACATGCTTTTTGCTAAGCTATTTTGGTTACAGGATATCGCACTATTAAAATAGTCAGATCCGTTTTGGGCATTGAAGAGGTAATTTTCTAACCTTCTCTTTGTCACATCAAACATTCTCAACAAATCTCTCGTGCTATTGGCAAGATACGCATAGGTAGAAACAACAGAGGAAATACTTTGCAAGTCAAAACAGTACTCGAACATAATCCTGAAATCGTCTGAATCTCTCAATTCTTGCATGAGGTGTGAAAAGATCTTTTTGGAAACACCCGAAGTGAGTCCACCAAGTTCTTCTATCCCGGAAATGTCGGAGCCTTGCATGATCTCATGGACGTGTTCTGTCTCTTCAATCCCTGGAACATATTCGTGCTTCAAAATTCTAAAATTTCTTATTTCATGTTCGTGTTCTCGTTTCCCTATTCCTTCGAAATCTCCAAAAAGAGTTGTCGTAAATCCATTGCCATTCTCGTCGATGGAATATTCGTGGTAGTGGTTGAAGGAGCTACCGTTTTTCATTTTACCGGGCCCAGTTACTCCCTGTGGTTCGAAACATTCTTTTGACGTTTTTAAATCTCTGTCTATCCCCAACAAGTCTAATAGTTCATCTGCGTCGATGGAGAAATCTGCGATGGGGTGAACAAACAGTGTCCTTTCTCTAAATGTAGCTCGTACATCTTTCAATTTTTCTTCCTTGAAGATCAGACTGCCATCCGATCTTCTCATTTTTCTGCCTTTGCTGTCTATTTTGGGGACTTTTGCTTTGCCGAAGTCACGCGTATCAAAATTGCCAGATTCGAAATCGTCCAGAAATCCACCATCCTTTACAGAATAGAGGTATTCATTTTTTCCTGGGGTATTCAAATTCATCAATGGCCCTACATCCACATCTTCATTTAGTGGTGTCTTTTTGTTTCTTTCTGGTAGTTCCACATAGACTAGCCTAATTCCATATTGCTCTACCTTCTCGTCCAACAAATGATTCGAACTATCCAGATTAACATCCTTGTTGGAGATTTTTGTCATTATCTTTCCATCACTACTTTTAACATATCTTTCAAGATAAAGTTGCCCTTTAGAGAAGAAGTCAATTCTATTCTTGTCTTTAAACCTCTCGTTCTTTTTTACAAGTTCGTTGTTCAAAAACTCTTTTCTCTTTTTTTGCCGTTCCTTAAATTCTTTTCTCTTGCTGCTAAGAATTTTAGATTCTTTAGCATTATCACTAAGGTATGGATTATCTAAGTCCTTCGTCTGCAATCTTGTAATGATCTTGTTTGTATTATTTATGTACTTCTGGGCCGTCCTAATTGCTTTTTTTGTTTTTCGCAAACTCTTTCTTTGTCCTGAATTGAGTCCAAGAGAAATCTTGGAAAACCTATCTTCTCGGACATCGATCACATCAATGTTGTCAAGCAAAATATTCTTAAGCTCAAGTCCGGGTTTTGGGGACACTTCTTCTGAATCGGAAGAGGGATCTGAATCTTTATCGTTTTCTTCTGAATCTTCTGAACACTCCTTTAACACTACTTGCTTTATTTTCTCTAAAGCAAAAGCAAACTCTTTTTTCAAGATTGGGGCAAAGGCTTCTTCGTATGTCTCGGCGATTGGTTCGTCCAACATGCCATGTTCGGATTTTAAGTTTTGCATCTCCAAGCAGTTATCTTTAAACTCCTTATAGTACCCTGGTCTTTTTATCATGTCATTTCTTATTTTTTGCATCAAGACAGTCTCTATCAACGGGGTGAGTTCTGTATCAAACTCCACCATTGGGAATATTGCTTGTAAAATGAACTCTATAGAATAAAGTCTGGCAATCATGTTTGGATGAGCTGCTCTTAGGGCAAGGGATAGTGGTGTTTTGTAGGCTCTTTTGCCGTCGATGTTTACCTCTCCTATTTTGCAGTCTGTGAAAAATTTATAATCTTCTTTAATCTGGTTTACGAAAGAAAGGAAGTCCATAATCCTCGGATCTATCCCTCTTTGCTTGTGGGGCTTCGACTGAGTTGGGTTTACGTCAACAAACTGAATGCCTATTGCGGATTTGTTTGTTGTGTTATTTTTAGTGCCCTCGATTTCCGTTAGCAAAGGAGTGTTAGAAACTTCTTGTGCCAACAAGATTAAAGTTTTACGCATTATGTCATCATAGGTCGATTCCATCATATCGTCTTCGTCGTTGTCATCAACCGAGTCCTTTAGGTCAGACTTTACGAGATCTGTGTTCTTGTCCTCTTCTGTCCAGTTATAATAACTTTGCCATTTTTGAGAAATCAAGTGGGCAAAAAGATTTTCTTGTGACGTATAATTGTTTCTCAGCTGCCCGTCGGAATCTTCCGTCCAGCCCTGTGCTGTGTCGCAAGAAGATGGATCATATCCCTTTTCAAGAATGATTGACTTCAACGATTCATCAACCTCGTTTTTCCTAATAACATGAATATTAATCTTGTCTTTGCCGAAACGACGAACACTGAATGATGTATCATTTTCCAAAATTGTACCAAACTGATTAGCATAGGTAACATTAAATGTTGGCAACTTAGGTGCCGGATCAGCATATCCCTTTAGTGCAGCTGCGTTAGAAATAACGCTGGCTTCTGTGACTCCATCAAGTCCATAGTATGCTTTATCAGCATATAGTCTATCCTCCACAGAAGTTTTGCTCACTTTTATCAAATATTCTTTTTTAGTCTTCTCAACTTCCCTCTTTTGGAGGGAAAGTGCCTTATTTACCTTTGTGATGTTCTCGTCTATTTTCGAATTCGAAAACGAGAATCCAAAAAAAGTTGTTGAATTGTTTTTCATTTTTTTAAGTTTCGAAAGTTGATGTTTAAGAAACTTTAGTTTCTTCTTCTCTTTGTTCAGTTCTTTCAAAAGATTTGAACTCTCATCGTCAAAATTTCTTGCCTTAAAGGTGTATTGACTTCTTCCTGAAAAATAATTCTCTTCCACCCTCTTTGTACGAAGGTGTCTTCTGACATTCGCTGCCACAACAACATCTTGAGCATCTTTAAAGGCATATTCACTACCGCCTTTTTCTGTATCATAATCCGTATATGGGCCCAGGCTGCCAGGCAGATCATCTACCGATGGTTCATCCTTGCCTGCCAAGACAGCAAGAGATTCGCCCTCTTCTCCTTTTCCTAGAGGGATTCTCTCTGTCTTCTCTAGCCACCCTTCTTCCCAGGGTGGCCACCATTTTGTTTTCAATACAGCACCGAACTCAGTCCCATCTGGCTTGCCGTCTTTTCTTGTCGGGATGTGCCCGTTGCCAATCATTCCTCTAAATTCTGGATTGATGATTGTATCTTGCAGTTTTCCATTTTGAGTTGTGAGTTTGCCTTCATCAACTGTTGTCACTTGAATGTTCTCTCCTGCCCATAAAATCTTGGGGACTTTTCTTTTGCCCATTTTTTGCTCAGTTATGGCAGGCTTGTAGAGAAGCATATCCGTATCATAGGCAGACACAATTGACGACACCGTTGCTTGTACAGTCCTAGATAGTGCTTCTTCAATAATCTTTGGCTGTGGAACAGAGGCATAAACATCCTTGTCGCACTTGTCGGACTCCTCTTCTTCGGGGAAAATTAAACCTAACAAATTCTTAAATCTTTTTTTCCTATCCTCTAGTGCTGAGTTAATAATATTGTCCATTTCTTCGTCGGACAAGTTTCCATTTGAAACTTTTTCTAATGCTTTTTTGCGATTAAAGAAGTCTTCATCCCTGCTCAGAGGACAATAGGACGGATTTCTCGCAGTTGTAGACGAGATGTCATCGGCTGCCTCCATAATTCGATCTCTCAATCCATCTAATCCCGTAAAGACTCCAAACATGCCAAAAGCTTCGTTAAACTTTTCTGGATTTTCAGAAAGAAACGAGAGGTGGGGATATTTGGTATTAACAATCTTTGTAACGACTTCCAGTGTGTTTATAGATGCATTTCCGGAAAGCATCCGTAAACACTCATCAGGACTAACCAATACTGACACGTCTCTCAGCAATCTTCCCAAATCTTTTGTCGGGTTACAAAAAACTTGCTTCCTGATTGCTGCTTGAGATGTCTTCCGTTTCTGCTCATCTTCAAGAGATTTCACTTTCTTTTGCACTTTCATTTCAGACTTTTTTTCATCATTATCTCTTTGTTCCATCCAGTTGTTGGAATCAGAGAATTTATCACCGCCCACTTCATCGGGGGTTACAATGTCGAACCCCTTCAGGGCAGAACTATAGTCTCTTGCTTCTCCCGTTATTGGGTCTTTGTATTTTGTTACGGTGCCATTTTTGATAGTGTCCTCTAAAAACTGTCCTGTTTCTGTCAAAAAGTCTTCCGATTGCTTTGCGAGATCTGCCAGAGATTGGCCAAGGGGACTTTTGTTAATTTCATTAAGATCTCCTGTTGCCACTTTATCCAGCAAATCACCAAAATTTTCAACAAACTTTCCGTGTTTGGTTCCGGCAAGATCTCCTTGCATTAACTTGTTAATGTCATCACAATCCATCGCAAGAGACTCCAACAGGGCAAGTATGGTGGACAACACAATATCGACAACCAATTGAACTGCTGCGTTTTCTAAAAGTTTTAACAAATCTCCAAACGGATTATTTGTCTTTAGTTTTGGTATGCCGCCGAAGCCGCCAAATTTGGGAATATCTAGTCCGAATGCTTTGAACAGAAGTATAATCAAAATCTGGCAGAAGATCTCCAAGTTTATTACTTCCTCTATTATTTTTACAAACTCATCCAACATCTTATCATCAAATGGGTGTGCCTCATAGATGTTGGACTCTCTACGATTGAAGTTCTTGGGAGTGCCATGCATGTCACCAATCTGATCATGTATTCTGTTTTGTCTAGTATACTCGTTTGTTGTTCTGCTAGTTTTATCTCTCTGATCGTCACCCATTCTCCACCAATGCATTGCAGGCCGTAGAAGAAATGGTGAATTTCGCAAAACAAGTTTTGGATCTGATAGATCTTTTGAATGGGATGCACTCAATGCTTTATTGAAAAGAACGACTTCATCCAAAAATCCAGTGTAATTTCTTGTTCTATTCCCAGATGCTGCAAACGTAATGGGAGATGAAGAATTAAATATTGTATCAAAATCAGCATAACTATCCACCTTTGCGTCCAAGTCTTCTTTGCCGTTAATGAAGATCTTAATAGTGTCCTTCGGTCCATCAAAGGTAACAAGAACGTGATGCCACTCAGAATCAAAAACCCTTTGACTGGAAGTTATCTGTTTGCGATTTTCATAAGTTCCATCCCCATGAAAAGTGACTTTAATGTTTCTTCTACTCCCAACCTTTATTGCAAATGCTCGTTCTGCATCCGGTTTTGTTCTGTAGTGACTAAAGATATGAGTTCCACTTTTATTATCGTTAGATTTTGCTCGTACCCATAGGGAAACGGAAAACTCCTTTAAGTTCTCGTGGATGCCGCCTGGATTTGGTTCTGCTACCATGTGAGATTTGTTTGTAAATTTAATTGCCTTTACATTTTGGGATGCCCTTTTTGATTCCCACTTTTTTCTTATCTTTCTTAACCTTGGGTCAAAGGATTCAAATTGTCTAATGGTGGGGAGGATATTTTTTAACCCGAACTCCTTTATAAGTTCCTTGCACTCTAGTGGTGGCAAAGTACACTCTAATACTTTCTCCATCATCGTTGTTGGGCAAATTTTATTCACCACTTCCGACCACAGTCGATGGTGCTTCATTTTTGCTTCCATGTTGGTGCCTAATCTCTCCTTGAGAGACTCAATGTTCTCCTTCTCAAAAAACTTTTCTCCTGGTTTGAAAAAGGAGTTTACTTCTCTACTATATTGCTTTCCAAACTTCTTAAACCCTTCGGTAGAGGGATTGCGAGTTGCTTTCTCAAAATATGCCTTTTGTTCCGCATATTGCTTTTTTGTCAAAAACTCTTTATCTGTATGTGGGGCACTACTTAACGAATCTTCTAGTTTCTCTATCTTTGGTTTTGGAAATTTTATGTATGTATCGACAAAAGCTTTCCACGAAAGTGGAGACTCATGCGACTCTTTGCTTTGTCCTCGGTGCTTTTCTTTTACCTGTTCTACGAAGGGATAAACTTTATCCTTCGCAAAAGAAGGAGTAATGCAGTCATCTCTCTGCCCGTGAATGCCTTCCTCGACTTCTGGAGTCTTTGTTTTGGCAGCCAGTGCATACTCGTGAATCTGATCTAAATTTAATAAGATTTCAAAAATATTTCTATCTACAATAACTTTTGATTTATCATTTTTCGGAAGATGGATTGTTTGGCCGCGGGTGGAGTCTAAATACCACTCCCCGAAAGTCGCATAAATGTAGTCGTCATATTCACCCTTGTTTACTTCCTCTAGGTGCCCAGTTTCTTTTAGATGTTCAATAATTTCCTGCCCTATCTTATTCAACTTGTTTGCCATATGTCTTTCAAAGTCAAAAGAAGTTACTTTATAGTGCTTGTTTCTTATATCTTGTTGCATGTTTTCGTTAAGTGCTCTAAGGTATTCAGCAACGACAACGATCTTTTTGCCAACAGATGTCTTAGAAAAATCATCACCATTCAAGTCTTGAATATAGATTTTTAAAGTTTTTGCATCGATAGTTGTTTTATCAATGTCGGGCAATTCTGGTGTATTCGTTATTTCTGTATTATCTGAAGCCATTAGTTTACCTTGTTAAACTTGCTGTTAATGAACAACTGTCCGTGGGGCATGGTGTAGGTGTCCCTAAAGAGTGCAAGGTTTCTTGCAAAATGAACAAGTCCCATTTCCACATCCTGGAAATGATTTTGTAAAGTTTGAGTGCCCTGATCAAGAAGCGGCTCACTTGGTGGAACGGTGATTCCATAAAACGGTGAATAGTGAAAATGTCCCATAATGACTGCGTTGTATGCATCTTGATTTAAGGCAAAAGAGTTGACAATGCCAGAAAGATCATTCACCAAAGCAGCAAGTTCATCTAGTGCAAAGACTAGGTTGTCTCCCTTTGGGATCGGCTGCAAATCAGTATCATCGTTGTTGGCTATAAGTTCGATACCAGAAAAAGACTCAATTGCTCCACCTTGTGAGTTATGCGTATCGGCACCAGAAATTATTTTAACACCTTCGCGACCAATGATTCTAACTGCATCTGCTTTTGCAGTAATCGCAGATCTCTCCGATGTGTTTCCTATGTGCCCCTCAACGAGATTGTAGTTTGAATCAACATCAGTCTTTTGAACAATCTGAATCCTTGCGGCATCTTTGGAAAAATTTGGATTAACATAATGATCAGAATTTCCAGGTCGGCCCACGACAAGATCAATCGATCCGCACTTAGTGTGGCCGAGTCCACCATAACCACTTCCAAGGTGTGATGGTCTGTCCCTACCAAGAACGATACTGGAATTGTTATTTCCCTCGAAGACGATCTCGTTGTCTGCGTTTATGAGTCGAGGGGTTCCTTCGTTAAATGAAGATCCGGCCAAACCAGATACACCCATAATTTGACTTTCGGATGCCTTTGATTTTTTTTGCCTTACAAAATTATCTTTTATCGAAGATCTGTCTATGTTTTTCTTTCTTGTTGTCATCTAAATCCTATGCGGTGGCGATGCCACTTTCTCGTTTCACTTTTGCAAGTTCTCTATTTTTTAATAACTGAACGTGTGCTACATCTTTAAACTTCCAATCACCACCCCAAATAAGTCCAAGGTTTTTTGCCTCTTCACCGAGAGCTGCCCAGAAGGATTCTCTCTCTCTTTTCGTACCTTGTTCCCAATGCCATCGTTCGTCTACAATATCTGCTCCATAAGAATTCGGTTGACCGTTCTTCATCGCATTGTGAAAACTAAATAAAACCTTGCTATTTCCTGCTTCGTAAATCTTTCTTTGCACAGCAGGTGATCTCCATCCATAAAAGATCTTTGGTTGGAATCCTCTTGCTCGGAGTCTTTCAATTATTATTCTCACCTTGCCAGATAGTGCCTTATCCATACTCATTAACTTCTTGCTCTGGGACCATCTGGCTGCGTTTCCTTCCCACCCCTTGGGCACAGAATCATCCGAAGGACTCTTTGAGATTAGGTTTGTCCCATTGAATAAGTTGGCAAGTGAACCGAGAACTCCACCCGCACCAATGATAATGCCACCAGCAAAAGTGCCCGGCTTGTGAGGAACCGAAGTTATAACTCCCTCAGATAAATTATACCTATTAACAAAATCACACTGGACTAAATCTCCAGGCGATGGTGTGGGAATAGAGAGATCAAAAATTGTAAAAACATCATGCAACTCGATGCAGATGTCATCATACCCAGGCTCTTCTGGGTTTGTTGTTACTGGTTCGGGGATTGCGGCATGTAACTCAGGTATTCTAACTATGAATTGTCTTGGCACATCTCCTGATGGGTTTTTTAAATCAAAAGTTTGTGCGTGAGAGAAGTCTGATTGATCGCTTGTTTCCAGAACTTTTAATATATAACCTGTCCACGAGGTTATTTCATTTCTATCTATCGACTCGGTTCCAGATGTCATTCTCCTCAATCTCTGTATGGGAGTAACTTCATCTGGGTGATCATAAACGAGACTGTCTAGATCTCTGCTTACCGGATTCAGAGTTCCGTGTTTATACTTAAACTCTCTCTCATTCGACATTCTCTTTATTCTCCTGGATCATATCAAAGAGATCTTCCTTATCTCTTAGAGAAAGTCCGGTGTCGGCAGTGGTACTTTTATGCATAATGCCCACAAGTTTAACAAGTTGTTCGTTTGATCTTTGAAGTGTTTCCACATATTTTGCAGCAACAGTTCCTACCTCGACATGTCGATCTTTTGAGACACTCAGATATTCCATAATGTCATTAAGAAGAGTTCTTGTTACTGCTCTATCGTTCTTAATGTTTGAGATTGCTTTTGTTATTTCTTTCTCTACTTTATCAGATGCCATCTTTGTCCCACCGTGTTTTAAATTGAGAATACTTCTGCCTCAACCTATTAAGTCCTCCGACAACTTGCTTTGTGTTTAGTCCGGTTATTTCTCTTATATAAAAGTAAATAGCTTTTTTATTGAAAATTTCAATGTTGTCAGATGACTCAAAAAGCTGCTTGATTGCGTCAAGAACCTTCCTTTCGTTCTCTTTGAGATCCATCTTTTCCCATTCGTCGATGTTATCCCAGAACAATCCCCAAAATTCTTTGCTTTCTCGAATTTCAAAATAATGATTAGTGGTTGACATATGTGCCTGCTCTAAGTCTTTTGGCATCTCATCATAATAAACTTCTCGTCTGTTTTGAATTGTGTTTCTTTTTACCTTATGAATAAACCAGTTTTTTGTAATAACAGAGAAATACGAAAATGCCTTTGAGCCCTTTTCGGGATCAAACTTGTCTAGAATAGTAGTTAAAAATACTTTGCATTCTGACTTCAAATCCTCTATGTTCGGAAGTGTGGTAAATTTATATGTATAAACGATTTTGTCAACCATCTCGTTAAACGCTGGGTTGATCAGATCTACATAGAGTTTTGTTTTTTCCTCTCTGTCGTCAGTAGAGGAATATTGCACAATTGCATCCTCGTGAACTTTGGTAAAGTACAGCTTACCCTTCTTCTTCGGTGGTGCCTTCATCATATTCTTCATATTCCTTCTTAGTGAGAACTGGAGTCTCTTGTTGTATTTCACCCAAAAAATCTGATAGTTCTTTAGAGTGCTCTATTAATGCCCCCAGTGTTTCGTCACCATAGAACGTGTCCAAGTTGTGAACAATATCAAGATGCTCTCGGAAAGATTCCATAGCACTGAACGATTCCTCTATCCTAGAATACATATCTAATGCTCTTCTCGATATTATAAATAAAAATATTGATAAAACAATGTTAATAAAAATCGATATATAAATCATTCAATAATCCTCGAAGAGAGATTGTCTCTCTCTCCTCTAATTTCTTTCTTGGCTTCCTCTATAAATTTCTTTACTTCGGAGCCAGTTTCCTTGTCTGCTGGTGTGTCTTTCTTTTCTAAAGAAAAATCGGATACTCGTTTTGTTAAGTCTCCAGAATCACACTCAATACATTTCTCCAGCTTGTCAGTCATCGCATGGCGATGTTCGAAAATGGTATCGCACGACAGGCACTCATAAACATATTTTGGCATCAGATAGAAATATCCACGTTATCTAGCAAATCTAGATACTCTTTTTTAAGAGCTATCATAAATCCATGACGCTGATCTCTGTTGTCTTCCAGCACCTGCCACACTTGTGGGTGAGATAATATTTCTCGACGAATTGATTCAGTTTTAAAGGTACTTGTGTCATCCAACATTATCATCTTCGTTCGATCTTTTAATACTTCAAATTCTGAACGGGTGGAAAACTGACCTCCGTCCAGACACAAGACATCTATCTCCCTTGGTAGTTGATCTAAAACATTTTCACATTGATTATATTCCTTGATGTTACGTTCTCTCCATTCTAGCCATGGGTGTTGAAGGTATATGTCATGTTTCTGGATTTCTTCTATTGGGATTAGGTCTTCTACCTCGACAATCCTTCCATATAGTAGATTTAATTTTTGAAATGAATCTGTCTGATTCTCCATTAAGGACTTCCAGTAGTGAGATGCTTGGTTAAAAATTCAATATTTGCCTCTAGGGAGAAAAGTTGGGATTGGTCCCCTCTCTGTAGAATGGCGTCCATAAAGCACTTTGTGCTTCCTTCTCCATTCCACGTCCCTACTTCTACAAAGTTATTAAAATTTCTATTAGAAGTATAGTAAAAGATCTTCTCCCCGAAGAGACTCCCTCTATTAACTTGACCTACCACTACGAATCATCGTCCTTTGGACTATTAACTTTGAAAGTTGGGGGATTGTTTACCACAAGCTCCCCTTCTGATGTCACATCAAAGTCTAAATCATCTAAAATGACAGTTATATCAGATCTCTCAAGTAGGCATTTTTGTAATGCCATCATCAATGTTCCGTTTGCTTGTTTGCTTAGTTTCATATAATCTCCTATCAAAATACTATATCATTTTAATTAAGTTTTGTTTAATTATCTTCAATTAATTTATAAATAATTTCGGGGTGAGTGCCAGTGAACGGTGCTGATTGATCTCCATTTATTAATCGAATATTCTTGTCCAGCTGCCATTGGTGCCACAAGTTGGATAGAGTATTGTTGTTGTAATACTTCTCCTTAAAGTCAGTTTGACTCTTAACTACATACCCATAGTGATACAACTTAATCCCCAATTTTAATGTATTATCACGTCCCCACACAACCCGGTTCATCACAACACCGTGTTTATCCTGATATATCGGTGGTGCGTGACTTTTCCATGAGGAGCCTGGTTCGTGTTTGAAGATTCTCATCCACGGGATTTGATTTGCCCAAAACATGCCGTGGATTTCATCACAACAGTGTTCCCAGTCTCCCCAAAAATGATTTGCATAAAAATGAACAGCATCAATGTGCCTATTCTCCTCCAAACAATCAATCACCTTTCTCATATCTGATTTTTTATAAAATTCATCTGAATCTATTTGCCATATATAATCACCTGTGGCATCTTTTACATAAGCATTGCACATTTCCAACTTACCATCCCAGAAACCGTCTTTAGTAAAAATTTTGATTTTATTATCGGGATCTGGGAAGTTTCGGAGGAATTCCAAAGTGCCATCGGTGGATCTTCCATCGGAGGTTGCCCAGGTTGCATCTCCATTATTGCCGCCGTGAGGACGAACTGCTCCTTCTGAAATTAGTATCTCGTGTGCTATATCATATATATTCGACAAACATGCACTCAGCATGTTGGTGGGCAATGTAGATTGTGCATTAAAAACAATCATGCCAAAAGATATTTTTAGCATTCTATATCCTCCAATACTTTCTGCCATTTTGCGTAAACTTCTCTTTGTCGTAACCGATTATGCTCCTTCATTTTCAAAGAAATGCTTTCCGTATCGACGTGACGAAGGATGTGTTGTAGATGTTCAAAAGATTCGTAATACTGTAAAAATGGCATATTCTGTTCATCATAAAAATCAGCATATCTTACCCACTGCATCATCTCCTCGTTGTTCGTGTATCTGTTGGGATCTGGTGTTATCTCTAATGCAGAACAGGGTGAATACCCAAACACTTGATTCCAGCTCAATTCCGACAAAACTCCATACCTAGAGTATTTTTCTCTCATTTCACTCAACAGATCAAAGGTGGGAAAAAATAAAGGAATGTTCGATGTGTATTGCTCGAAGATCGACATTGTAGACGAGTTATACGGAACATGAACCACTCCAGAAAATCTTGCTAAATCTTCCCAAGAATATCCTTGGCCGAGTGCTTTTTCCTTGCTTAAAAGATTCGGTATCTTATGTTGGATGTTGCACTTAGAAAAGAGAATAAAATCCTCCTTGTCACCAACGTAACTAGAATTTGTATATTCACACAAGCTTGGAATTACCTTCCATTCTCTATCTGTATAGAGTTCTGCATACTTGGAATCATATTTGTTGTTTGATATGGGAATTATACTCTTGTTATCTATCCCTTTTCTTAAATAGGAATTAAATTTATTCCACTTATCTTTTTGATTACTAAACGGTGCTTCGTACCTTGTGCTGGATATTGTTATAATGGGTTTTCCAAATCTTTCGTACAACATGGAAAAACATGGAGTGTGAGTGACGATGAAAGCATCATATCCAGATAGCTCTTCCTTATATCTATTGTAGAAGGAGTCTATCATCTCTTCGTTAATATTCTTCCAAGTGTTTTGATTAACATACTCCACATTGTCGGGGTTCTTTCCAAATACCCAAGAATGTCCTGATATGCTCCAATTGTCTACCTTGTGTCCAAGATTTTCAAATATATATTTAATATCTCCTATCACAGAGATATGCAAATCTAAATTAAAGAATTTCACTTCTTGGCTAAAGCTTCTTTCAGAGCTTCCTGATGTTCTTTTACTGTCTGCTCATTTTCGTCGTAAACTTGTCCGACAAAATTACTTCCGATTCTCTTAGAAGGGAAGGGTTTTTCTTCGAAAAAAGGATCATGAACCATCACGTTATCAGTTATTAGAGGATAGACTTTTCTGCCAAAAAACCAATAATCAGTCCCATATTCGTCTGTTTGTGAAAATTCTGATATTAGTTTGTTCATTTGTGGCAGTATACCCCTCTTCACTCCCCACATACCTCCAAGTACAGGATACTTATGCCAAGGATGATCTCTCATAATATGAAATCCCTTATCACTCTTTATCCACTCGTCTACTGCCTCTTTTTCTCGATGGCTAATCCGACTATCAGTATCTCTAGATACCATAACACTAACGTCATCTTCTCCAGCAGGTTCAAACCTCCAGAACATAGATGTCCAATCACCATCGGTATTCATACGCACAACCTGAGTATTGTCCATTGCCTCGATCAACTTAACGATATCGTCGGGGACTGTCCTCGCAATATAGAACCTACATACCCACTCAGGGTAAATGCGTTCGGCCAATTCTGCATTCCTGACTGCACCGATGGTGTACTTTGGATTACTGCCCCAAACACTAAAAGAAATTATCTTCACTTGCTTCTCCTGGACTCATAGATTTTAACGTACTTATTAAACACTTCTCTCTCATCTTTTTCTTTCCAGCCACGGTTTGCAGGGTTGGTGGATATTCCTGTCGGATTAAAATAATACAATCCCAACGGTATGTTTATCTTCTTAAACACCGAACCTCCAAATGCTGCTCTAAGCCACATATCCCAATCTCCAGCAGATTTGTACTTTGTCTCAAATGTGCCATGTTTGTCGTGAACACTCTTTCTCCACATAGGGTTGTTGTGGGGGAGATTTCCTCTAAGCATAGACTCTATGGAAAATTGTTCATTATTGTATCTCTGTAGGGGTTCAGAATTGTGATACCCATCATTCGGGTTTCTCGTAACATATGCGTCTGAATATACCAAATCTACATCGGGATTTAAAGATAGAGTTTTGGCATGAATCTCTATAAATTGTTCGTGGCGACTGTCATCCAAATTCGCATTCATGATATACTCACCAGAAGAATTTTCAATCGCATAATTCCATGTACCATAAATCCCAGGATCTTCATCCAATTTAAGATACTTAATATTTTCCGGGAACGCGGTTTGATACTTTTTTATAATCTCTTCTTCGTTTCCTGGAGAGTTCGGATTAACTAGGATTAATTCACACTTCTCTTTAAAGATGCTTTGACTTGTTATTTCATTCATGAATTTTTCTATAAACTCATCTCCATCATAAACAGAAGTAATAATAGAAACTTTTGGCAAATCACCTACACCGATTGTAGAAAGTCTTTCTCCGATTACTTCGTCAGAAAATAAATCGTGGATCTTGCTGGATTCATATTTCTCTAAAACTATTTGTTGTAACTTCTTGGCAAGAGATTTTTTTATACCATAATTTTTGTAGACATCCCTTATCTTGCTCTTAAAACTATTCTTCTTCGGGTAGCACCATTTGCTATCTTGGGAGATAACCCCTTCCCACACAGAAGATGCAGGAACGGGTGACAAATCATAATCAACTTTAGAAAAAAGAGATTTCCTCTTTTTCTTTCCTTTTTTATCCTCTATTTCGTGGTTTAAAAAATCGACGTGTCCGCTCCAGTTTGGAGCAACAACTGGAAGTCCATTACATGCTGCCTCAAAAATGGGCAGCCCAAAACCTTCACCGTGGGCAATTGTAACCAATGATTTCACCTTGTCGTGAGTATAGAGGGAACTCTTTTCTTCCTCTGTTAGCCTTCCATGTAATAAATAAACCTTGCATTTCCTATCCGGGAAACCTTCCAGTAGTCCCTGTATTGCGGCATTAGTTCTTTGCTTATCTTCTGTACAGCCGCTCCTTAGTGCTGTTTTTAAAATCAACCCCACATCTTCATCATTGTGGAATTCCTCTACGAACCACCCAACAGTATTTGTTATGTTTTTCCTGTTACCCATTAGGGCAACTAAAAGAAAATTAAAATCAGTAGAAACATCCAAATCAATATTTCCATCACTCAAATCTGGCACTGGGTATGGAACTACAGAAACTGGTTTTACTATTCTGCTCATTGACTGAGATCCTGTTTTTTCGTCTTGGATCGGAAAAGCAGTATTTACAAGTCCATTTTTAGAGTGTTCCGAAATTGTTATAATCTTATCCATTTGGTTGCATTTCTCTATCCACTCGACGGATATTCTATCTGTCTCTATGCCCGCGGTGACACCGATGTTGTAAGGTGCTATTTTTTTAAACTCATTCGGGATCGTAACTTGAATGCTTATATCAAATGCCGTTTTTTGGGATGATGCATATATTTTTGCTTTATTAATAAGTGCATAAAGTTCTTCCCTTTCCGCGGACGCTTTGGGTTCATAACCTAAATTTCCCCAGTTTATATTATCTAAATAAAGATCAAACAGATCTGACTTCTTCAGGGAACGAATGAGAAACCTTGCATGTTCACCATATCCAGATGCACTTAGTGCCGGGCCACGAATTAACACCTTTATTTTTCTCATTTAATCTCCTGCAAAGTCCATCTTTTATATTTCTTTCTAGTATCCCATGTACCATATTTTTCCAATACTTCGTCTATAATTTCTTTCCATTTTTTCTGGTAATTTTCAAAACTATAGTTTTTCATCACATGCTCTCGGCCTTTTGCGCCGAGGATTTCCAATTCGTCTTTTGGCATTTTATACATCTTCTCCATTGCAGCAACAACGTCAGAACCATCAAGCCTATCCTCGTAAATCCAAGGGATCTCCTGAGATCCTATGATTGCTTTGGAGGCGGGATGTAATCCTATTCCAAAATATTCCTCACCATTATAAACTTGTTCCTGCATCCCCCCTGTCATGGTACATATAACAGGAACACCACATGATAAAGATTCCTGTATAGATAATCCAAAACCTTCTGCGTCTGATACGGCAATGGTGCAATCCGATAAACTATACATCATTGCAAGATTCGGCATGTCCAGTTTGGCAGTAGAAAACACAACCTCACCACTAACCATTCCTAGCTCTCGTATAATTGCTTCCAAATCTTGTCCATGCGGATCTTTAACATCCGTATGCATTATTAGGTTTATTTTATTATGCCCAAGCTTGTCTAACAATTCTTTAAACCAAAAAAGGAGAGATCCGCTTTGCTTCCTTCTTGCGTTTCTGCTGTTCCAAAAAAAAGTAAAATATTCTGCTCTATCAGGTGTTTTATCGTAAATAAGTTCTTTTAATTTTCTAACTTTATTCTTATCAATGGTGGGGGTAAAAATATCATTTGGTACTCCATGTGGGTGATAGATCACTTCCACATCTGGAGAAACTGTTCTAACGATATCGTCTGTCACTTTACTGATAGTGACAACGACATCATTGGAATCATAACATTTTTTATTAAATTTGGGATAAGGATAATTATCCCAAACATGATAATATACCATAGGTATGTTAGAACGAATTTCATCATCTATTTCCCACAAAAAACCCCAGAAACGGGGATCTGTCATAAACCATAATAAGTCTGGCTTCTCATTTGAGATTATTTCTCTTATCAAGTCCTGCGTTCCGTATCCATCAACTGGTAATATCTTCCATCGCCCTCCCAATTCTTCTGAGATGATCATATTATAGTCATGGTGTCGGATTGCTCCAGCTAGAGAGAAAACCTCATATTCTCCAGTTTTTATAAGTCCTTCTATAAAAAATTTTGTTTGTGTGCCTACTCCCGACGGTGAAAGGGGGTGATCACTGATAGTTAGAATTTTCTTCATTGTTTTTTACATACCTATGGGCAATATTTCGTTCTATTGAAATCACACTTCGAACATGACAACTTGTTCTTTATAAAGTTTTCATTATCAACATTATATGCTGCTGTTTCCAAAAGTTTAAGGGCATTATTTGTTTTTTTCTTTCCATTAGAAACATTGACAAGTTCTATAGGAAACTGTTTCGTGTTTCTCTTCAGTAAAACAAAGTGAGTATCGATATTATCGAAATTAACCCCTGTCATTAAATTGTAGAAAACTTTATAATACGAAAGCTGGTATGTTGTCATGGTGTCTGATTTTCTTCTCGCATCCCAACCCCATGAACATGTTTTCCAATCAATGATGTGATACCTACCATCACTCGTCTTAATTATGCAATCCACGAACCCAACGAAGTCGAAATCATTTATAAGTTCAGTGTCTAAAACGATGGGCACTCTTAAATCTTTTTCAGTGTCTATAACCTCATAGTCTCCAAACTTATCTTTCATAAATTTAGGAACAGATTCAATTATCTTTAAACCAGATTTTATAAACTCCTGCACTTGAGCAGGAGAGATCTCTTCTTCTAGCAAAGAGATCTCTTTATTCATTTCCCTCTTAAAGAAGGATGGATAATCAAATCTCTTTTCCTGCCTTAAAAGCATTTGCTCACAAACACTGTGAACGGCAGTGCCGAACGCAGTGAAAATGTTACCTTTAAATGGTTTCAATTTATCAATTCTAGTTAGTTTATAATAGAATGGACAAAAATTGAAATCCTTAATTGATGAAAATGATAAGTGCATTATTTTCCTTTTCTATGTTGCTGAACGCTGTTGCTCTTTTTAGTGTCAATGATAGCAGGTTCCACTTCATTTGTCAAGGACTCTTTCTTATTGACTGGGTTCTTGTTTTGCGTGGGTTTTGCGTTCACTTTATCTATCGAAAAAACCCACTCGCCAACATGAGAATCACCTTCCTTGTGGTTCGAAGCAGAATCATTTTTGCGGCAACTTGTGATGTTGTACCCTTCGTCTTGCAACAGTTTCCTCGCATCTCTTGTTAGGAAGTTGATAACAGAATCGTTGGCAGAACTTCTTTTAGTAAGCTCCACTTTTAAAGTAACTGTTCCTGTTTTTTTATCTTCTTTAATTGTTTTTTTCATAATTTGTTTTCTCCTTACAAATTTTTCTCATCTTATTCATAGTCTTTTTGAAAGCTTTAAAATTGTTTTTATCTATTTTTTTCTCTAAATGAAAATAAAATAAGTGAGAAAAGTATTTTTTTAAACTTAGACAAGAATCATAATTTACAAAATACTTTTGCGTATTATAAATAACATCGTCGAAATTCATTTTTCTCATATACTTTACGAATTCAGGAGACACTTCCAATGATAAAAAATCTGAAAGTGCCATATTTTTATAAATATCTACTAAATCGTAATATAAATCTCTTTTCTTTTCGAAGAACTCTTGGGTGAATTCTTCTTGGCAAATAATATGCTCATATTTATCATACAGTGTCTCCCCTACGGATATAATAAAATTCTCTATTAACAAATCTTCACAATAATGTTCATTGCTTATAAAAACAGTATTGCCTTCCACCAATCCTTCTTCCGAAGTTATTTTTGAAATATCTGCTATTATCAAAGTTTCTATTTCGCCAAAATAACAGAAAGGAACTTTCTTTTCTATTATTTTCATCATTCGGGACATCTTCATACCTGTTGGTAGTTTATTTGCCTGATATACTGTTATACTGTCGTGGATTTTCTTTTTATAAGATTTTCGCGCCAAGGGTAGCTACCTCCGATCTTTCACCTTTGATCAATGTTACATGACCCGCAACATCATATGACTTAAACTTTTCAACCGCATGAACCAACCCATTAGATGTCTCATTTATATAAACATTGTCAATTTGCTCAATGTCTCCGGTTAAAATAATTTTAGTCCCTTCACCTACCCTTGTGATTATAGTCTTTAACTCGTGTCTTGTTAAGTTCTGTGCTTCATCTATTATAATGTAAGCATTGGCAATTGACCTTCCTCTAATATAGGAAAGTGCTTCTATCTCTATGATTCCTTTTTCTAAATAATCCTGAACCATCATTTTGTCGTTGCCCAGTAAAAACTGTAAGTTGTCTCTAATGGGTGCTAGCCAGGGTTCCATTTTTTCCTCTAATGTTCCTGGCAAAAACCCAATGTCTCTTCCCATTGGTTGCACTGGTCTTGAGACGATCATCTTGGTATATTGACTGTCCTTTCCCCCATTGTGTCTGGGACTTTGCAGGGTTTGCTCTAATCCTGCTGCTAATGCACATAGAGTTTTTCCAGAACCTGCGCGGCCGATGAGGGAGACAACCTTAATATCGTTGTCTGTTAGCAGATCCATTGCAAAAGTTTGCTCTTTATTTCTTGCTGCGAATCCGAATATTGAAGTATCAAACTTCCTCACTCTTCTGAGGGGTAGTGTGGTGGATATGAATCGAGCAAGAGCTGTTCTTTTATTATTCACTCTCGAAATCAACATCACATATTGATTTGGCAACAATCCAGAATATTCCTCATCATCTAACGTAATATCTTCTCCGCAATAAAATCTGTCAATATGCTCGTCGTCAATTAGGATTTCAGAAAAACCCTTGAACATTTCTTGTTGATCTGTTATGGCATTATCGGGATTATAATCTTCCGTCTTTATTCCTACAGAATCACCAATAACTCTCATATTGATGTCTCTCGTAACGAGGATGAGTTTTTTTGGATTTGATAATATGCTCGCGTAGTTTAGGGCAGTTTGAATGATTATATGATCCGGAATGTCTCTTGACAACTCATCAGGGAGATCCCACTCGGAATTGGAATTCTCTGATACGATTATTTTTCCACGTCCTTTTCCGATTCTAACTCCCTTTTTCAAGCTTCCCCTAGATCTGAGTTCGTCCAAGATCTTAATTACATTTCTAGCCATGGCACCGACGGAATCTTGTCGTTTCTTGTGCTTATCAATCTCTTCTAGCACCATCATTGGAATGAGTATGTCATTGTTTCCAAAAGAGTAAATAGAGTTTGCTTTGGTTAGTAAAACACTTGTATCTAATGCGTAAAGTTTTTTTGCCATCGTGTTCCTTTCCTCAATAAGTAGTTTAATCAATGTAAATAAATTGCTGAGTTTGTAGTTATAACATGAAGAAAATCTTTCTTTCACTCGTGATAGCAGCAGTCATTCTTGGTGGTTGCTCATTCATAACCAAACAAATACTTAAAAATAAAAGCAAATCTTTTGTTCAAGTTATGGCACTGTCTATCGTGAACGCAAATGGTGATGTCCGACCATCTATGGCATCGGGATTTGTTGTTGCCGATAAACCTGAAGGAACATATATCTTAACAGCTGGGCATTTCTGCGTGAACGCCATAGCACCAGATGGAAAAGTTGTTTTAGAAAATGTTATATACGTCAACACGTTGAAGGGCAATAGTCACAGAGCAATTCTCGTTGGATTGGGACAAGATGTGGATGTTTGTTTGTTGAGAACGAAGAACCTCGGCATGGAACCATTGGAAATGTCTCTACACCCTCCTTCAAAATATGACGAAGTTCTAAATATCGCAGCACCAGCTGGGTTATTCGGAAAGGATGTCGCAATTGTTTATGAGGGAAGATTTATTGGAACTGAACAAGATCCTCTTGGGCCTCGGTCAGTGAATGTATATAACCTCCCCGCATTTCCTGGAAGTTCCGGATCTCCAATCTTAAATCGTCATGGTCATGTTATTGGAATGGTTGTGAGTACAGCAAGAGATTTCTATCACATGGCATTTTCACCAAATCACACGGATATACTCAACTTCTTAGAGGAACACTTAGATCTCGAAGGGTATAATATCACAGAACCAACTCTAATTATAGAGTGAAAAAAAAACGACTCAAAAGAAAACAAATGGAATTCAATCTCGTCAAGTTCGATCTTGATGATGTCGAAGACAAGCAGAGAACTTGCAACCAACATTTCAACAATAGTTTTATTCATGAAAGTGCTGCGGTGGCACCAGAGGAAGTCGATGACGTTATTGAAGATGACGAAGACCCTAAAGAAAAGAGGGATGAAGAAATAAAAACTATTGGAGCTAACAAAAAGGTTAGCAAAGAAACTCGTTCTTTGTTCAAGAAGATAGCAAAAATAACTCATCCCGATAAGATGTTAGGTTTAGATGATGATGAGAGAGAAGAAAGAGATATTCTTTATCTTATCGCACAACGAGCAGCACAAGATGATGACTTAGCAACTTTAATAGAAGTTGCGATTGAGTTAGGCATCGATAGTGGCATTGCCGAAGAGACTCAAGTTAAAATAATAGAACAAAAAATCGGGTTCATCCGTGAAAAGATACACAATATAAAACAAACAGCATCGTGGGTTTGGTATCACAGTGACGGAGAGCAAAAAGACCAGATAGAAAAACAACTAACTGGCCAGATGGGTTTCAAAAGAACTGGTCTTTAGTCGGTGGTGTCACACACCTCTTTTGACAATGGTGATTTTCATTTCTTCGAAGGAATGCTTTTGGGCATCTTCTTTGCTTGTAGGGGAAACCACAAGAGGGTTACATGATAAGCACGATAGTGCCAATAGTGATAAAATAGTATACTTCTTCATTTGATTTTCTCTTTCTCTTCAACTGTGTGGGAAGTGGGATTGTTGGATGTTCGGTTCTTAAATAGTTCTAAGAAGTCTGTAATGCCGTTTTTGTATAAAAAAAGAGCCCCCGGTTTGGGGGCTCTTTTGAATCATTCTTTAAAATATTGTTTTTTAGAATGATAAACTTGCATACACACCGACGGTGTGGCTGTTTGTTTTAGTGTCAGACAATAAGCCGTCAGTTTGTAAGAAGTATTCTGCCGATACATTTACAGCAGAAACTTTGGTGCCTACAGAGGCAATTGCACGATTGCTGGTTAAACCCGTTTCATCTGCGAAGAGTTCATCTCCGATGGACAACTTCAAGTCTTTGCCTGCAATAGCAACTGTCTTGGAAACGTCGAGTCTATCTCTCAACGATGCTTGCTTGGTAGTTACATCCTTAATGTTTGTAATACCGTCTAACTGAAGTCGTGTTCGGTTAGTAATATCTAAACCGAAGGCACTACACCCAGTATCAGCATCTAATGAAAGACGGTTGGTAGAAGCACCAGCAGTATTCGTATTACGAACACGTAAGGTTAAATCTAACTTATCCCCGACAGATTTGGTAGCTGCAAACACAGTATGTTCATACGGTGCTGCGGTTGTTACCATTTCCTCACTAACTCCTAAATCATGGCGAACTTGTTCTTCGACAGTCAAAGTCAAATCACCCAGTTTAGCAGAAGCACTAGCTTCCAAACGAAGTTCGTCAGCATAACTTACCCCGCTAATTGTCAACGCCATAATGGTCGTCATTAATAGTTTCTTAATCATAGTCACTTTCCTTTCCTTGCTGCAAAACAGCAATTGAATTATTCCCATTATACAGTAATGAAATCTTTTGTCAAGCCCTAAAATGAAAAAAAGTTAAAGATCTACTTTAATTCAGCGTGTCATTTACTTTTTTCTTTTCTTTTTCAGGGACTTAACATCTTTTTCAAGTTGTTCGATTTTATACTTCATCACCTCAACATCAGTTTCGAGATTGTTTACTGTGTTGAGTTGCCATGTCAAAACCCCAACGACGAGCGTTGTGACAATTGTTGCTAATAGTTTCTTTACGTCCATTATAGTTTATGCCGATTTAGAAAAGGTGAGCTAGAGAATCCAATAAATCTTGATCCAATTGTGTCCACTCACCACGTCCCTCATCGTCATTCTTTTCTTTACTTAGTTCTACTGCTGCTGTCTTGATTTGTTCGGGAGAGTCATCTGCCAATGCTTCGATTGCTTCTTCGTTGTCTTCGTCTTTTACCTGAAAAGAGTTTCTATCGAAGTGATTTTCGTGGGAGAAGATGAAGTTGACAGGAACCATTTTGATTCCCAACTGTTTTGCGATTGAAAGTCTGTGGTTTCCTTCTCCGATTTTGGCAACACCATTTTTGCCAAGCATAACCATGATTGGATACTTGGGATTAAATCCCTTTTTGATACTTGCAACTAATGTATCCCACTCCTCTTGATCTCCTCGATGTTTCTCTGAGTGCCAATCGTATTCCCTGTATGGCCAAAGATCTTCCACTGAGTAAAAACCGTGATAAGGGAAATCGTGTCCAGTGATCAAACTTCCTGCATCGTATGCTTTCTTGCCATCAATCCAATCTTCCAAAACATCTTTTATCGGTGGTGGGTTCTTGGGATCGATTGTGTAGTAATCTCTGTCTCTTCCTTCTGGCAATGACTTTTCGGCATCGAGAGTTTTCTTACTCTTTTTGTCGTCGGGCAAGTGTTTTTCAATTCTGAACTTTAACATTGGTTTGCCATTGATGGTGGGCTGTCCGATTTCGTCTGTGCCTATTTCTTTTACTTCGATTCTTTTGTTTTTATATCTCCCGCCTAAAACAATGTCACCAACCTCGATGTCAACATCAATGTTTTCTGCTAAGAACTTTCTCCATTTTTCTATCACTGTGGAACCTCCTCGACAACTCCTCTTAGAGTTAGTGGTGCCCCGTCTAATGGTTTGAAGTTTTCTTCTGGTATACTGTTGGAGTGAAAAGGTTTTCCACCACCAGCACGATTAACGGCAACAGTAACGTGCGGGAATGATATTTTTGAACTGATTTCACTAGGAGCACTAACTTTGACTGCCATTGCTCGTTCGTCTAGTCCAACAGAAATTACAGGAAGTTCAATCTGCTCTCCTACAGGATAAGATTCTGAGAAGTCATGTTTTCCCTTCTTATGTATCAACGAACCTAAAGTTATAGTCATGTGGTGGGCAACAGGTTCCCATCCATCTGGTATAGGGAGGTTTAGGAGATTTTGTTTTGACTCTTCGTCCAAAACAATACCTGAGTAAGATATATTTTGTTCTGTCAAAAACTCTCTCCAATTTTCCATTAGGAGTTTCATTACTTGACATCACTCTTTCGTGGATTTTTGAAGTTTACTGCTCCGGTTGCTAATGCTTTATTGACAGCATCCTGTGAAGCACCTGATTTGCCTGCTTGGGGCATACCCTTTTCTCTTTCAAACTCACCTCGACGTTTTTGAATGATTTTGTGGTTTTTACCATAGTATTGTGCTGCCAACTCCCTAGATGGTTCAGTAATCTTTCCTGCCTTGACAAGAAGATCTAATACTTCATCTGTCATATTTTTTAAAACAATGTTCTGAACTTCGTCAGTTCCCATAGTCATGAGGTTTGCACCTTCGAATGGTTTTGTTACAACATTCTTTGCAACGATGGCAATTGCAAGTTGAGTAATCTTTAGAGCATCTTCGGCACTATCTAATGCCGGTCCTGTGACATTATCAATTGCGACTTTGCCTGTGGGGTTTGTCATCATAATCTGTGACCATCTGTGATGGCCATCTAAAATGTACTTCCCGTTCCAAACTAAGATAGCAGGAGGTGGATTATCCTGACTTGGCATGATGATTGGTTCTCCTTTCAATCCCAAAGCAATTGCAGTTGAGTTTCCATTGAAGGCTTCACCGTTGTTCATCTGATCATCTAAACTGTTAGAGGCACCGATTTCTGCTTGAGTGGCAAAAAGTTCGATAACATCCGTTGAGGTTCTCTCTACTTTAACGATTTCATCTGTTTCGTTTCCGTCAGTCTGTCCTGCTCTTGCGATTTTCTGAAAGTCAGGGTCTTTAGCAATCTTCTTTAACAAATCTGTATAATCATAAAGGTCTGCATCTGCTGCTTTTTCAAAGTCAGTTGCTGCGTCTTCCTTGTCGTCAACAGTACCTTCCTTTACAAATTTTCTAAAGTTTTCAAAAAGTTTCTTAGTATTAGTCATTCTAGTGACCTCCTGTGGGTTTTGTTCACTATAAATAGACTTCTTAGGATTGTTTATCAGGTTTCTTATCAAAAAAGTCTGCTGGAATGTATTTTGTAAGGAGTTTTGACCAAGTTGGTATACCAAGTCCCAGATATCTTCTGGCTGAGTTGAAAGAACCGCAGTAAGATAAAGTAAATTTGATGATTGATTCTTTGATCAAGTGATCTATGTTTTTCCAAAGATGAAGTCCATAAGTTTTATCACCAATTGATCTAAAAACTAATTCAAGCTTGAGTGAAATGATCTCTTCAAATGAAAGCTGACTGATCTTTGTTTCAAAGTCAGGATCTGATCTTTTTTCTTTTCTAAGCTTAGAAATTAGAGAGTAGTTTTTTACTTTTGACATAATTTAAAAATAAATAAATATAAAATATGTTTATATGAATATCATGGATCTCAGGTTTTGTTAAAGTGAATTTTTTTTGATTATTGATCTTATAAGGTTATATCAATATCATCATCTTCTTCTTCACCACCCAAATCATCAGGTGATCCCAACTCATCTTCACCACCCAAATCATCATCAGTTGGTTTAGCATCCATCTCTGCTTTTTCATCTTCATATTCTTCTGTAGACGGTTCAGCAACAACTCCCTTGAGTTCGTCTTCGTACCTATCAAAATAAAGCTTCAAGTTGGTGAGAAGATAGTCAGTAAACATATCTTCATCTTTGGGATTTGCTAGAATACCAAAGGAGTCAGAAATGTTTTGCTCAATTTTATCAAATGTTTTCGCAGCAAAGTTTCTTCCTGTTAAGTCAGCATCTGCACTCTGCATGTCAATTGAACCATCACCATCGGCATCCGTTGCAGTTGCTGTGCGAGGTGCGGAGATGTCAATAAACTTGTCGAACTCACTCTCTGCTTCTTCGAGTTCAGAAGCAGACATCCCCGTGGGTTTTTCTTCCTCTTCACTACCTGCTTTAGCCATTGCTGATTTATCAGCAGGATCTTCAACAACTCGAAGACTGCCAAGCATGTTTTGAACTGCCTTTACGAAATGAGCCCTGTATGAACTTCGCTGTTCTATGCTTGTAGTGAGGGATTTGTAATCTCTTTCAATAATGGGAAGGCATCTTTCTAAAAGATCGGTAAGAACATTAATCCCAGTATTCCCATGAGGAGCAAAGTCAGTCTTTTCCTTGAGAATCATTTTCCTGACATGCTTCCTCAGTTTCCTATCTTCGGACAACACAAAATCAGGTTCAACTTCGGTAATGTCTCTCTCACCAATAAGCTTCTTTAAGATTTCACGAACACCTTGTCGTAATCTCAGTTCTTCTAAAAATTCATCTCTTGAAATCATCATAATAAAATCCTCTACCTATAAATAGTTTTCTTCTTTTTCTTCTGCCCGCCGATGGCACCAGGAAATCCCTCTACAGCACCTCCAGCCATAGAGGAAATCTCGTTCATTTCATCTGCCCAAGCAGAAATGAATGTCCTTGCCTTCTCAGGATCATCTTGCTTCATTGCTGTGTAAGTTACCAACACCTTCTTTGCTTCTTCTTCATCATCAGATACTAAATCCATAAACTTATCTTTTGCTTTTTCTGGAACAACATCGTCAGGAGCAAACATAAACTTAAATGTCTCTTCTGCGTAAAGTGCGTTGTAGTTTGCAGGGGCATTTCCTAACTCGGAAGCAATCTCGTTGAAAACGTCCTCCACGAGATTGTAAAGGGCATCTCTGCCAATGCCTACCCGCACAGGGTCTTTGGGTGCCTTTGCGATTACAGACGATCCTGGTGCTTCTGAGAGCACGTTTGACTTGACCATCTCGAAAACTTCTTTCCGTTCTTCCGGTTTGAGCTTCGCAGGCAAGTTTTTATTGAAATTCTGAAAGTCATTATTCTTTGCGAATGCTCTCATTTTGGTTCCCGAAATATTTCCGAATACGACGGGATACATAGACACATTTACATCCTGCCTGTCTTTACCCACACCAGCATATCTTCCATCTTCAATATCTTTCTTTCCCAACACCAATGTAGCATTACTTCCAGATTTCATTTTATCAACATATTCATAAGTTGTTTGAATTGGGCTCTTGGCACCTTTTGCCAATTCTGAATGTAAGACGGGGATCATCTTTCCACCGTATCCATAAGCTTCAACATACTTTTCCCACATCCATAAAGAAAGATCACCAGTAACACCCTCATGCTCTCTTTCGGAAATGATGACATAAACTTTTCCTGTCTTATTCATTCCTGCTTCAGCAGCAGCAAAATGTCCGCTATGCGGGGGTTTAAATTTACCGGGAAACAATGCTATACTTGTACCACTTGATCCCTCTTCTTCTACCACTCTCGACGCAGCACCCTTACCATAACGGAGGATACCCATGATCTGATTTATTGGAGCAAAGTTACCTGTAAACTTGTAGGTAATACCATCATAATTAAATACGAAACCCTCTGCGGCAGATGAAACATTTTCAAGATCTTTTAACTTATCCAACTGAGCCTTGAGTTTTCCCATTTCCTCCTCGTCACCTGTCGAGGTTATTTGTTGAATAGCATTTTCCACTTCTTTTCTCATTCTAAAAACTTCGGCATCGTTATCTAGCACATACAAACTGTGTACACCCCTGAGCATCTCAACAGCAAAGTCGTGAATGGCATCTTCGATAGGAAAGATTATTCTTTTTAATAAAAGTGGAGATACGTTTACAAAATCTTTTACTTGAACTTTAGATTCATTCTCTACATCACCCATCTTTTTATAGATGTCTGTAAGTTTAACTCCCTTCACTTTCATAACTCGACTGACAATCATCTTCTTGGCATCCATATCAAGTTCTGGGAATGACTTATTTACTTCGTCGGATACTACCTTTACGATATACTCACCAATGGTATCTCCATCACTCAACCCTTCATCGGAGATGACTTTCTTTATTCGAGCCATTGCAGTTTTGGCATGAGTGTCGTTATCAAGTCCACGAAGAGTCTGTACAGCATTAACGACGATCCGATGCTCCCCTTGCTTGGCTAAGTCCTCCACTTGTTTGAAGATTTTTTCAATTAACTCAACACCCTTTTTAGAAGGATCTGGTTTGGGACCGCCTTCTGCTCTAATCATTCCGCCCGCTCGGTGGATTGTTACAATCTTTGTATCGTATTTGATGACGTTGGGAGTTTCCGGACTCATAACTTCAATATTATAAAATCTATTTGCTTGTGCTCCGAATAATTCTTTCTGCATCTCTGTAGATAAGTTTCTTACGAAATTTTCAAATGCTCGGAGTGCGTCGGCAAAAGAATATTCTAATGGACCTCTGCCTTTAAACTTGTCACCAAGCTGATCAGCATCAATTCCACCATCACCAATTTCGGTTTTGTTTCTTGCTGCCACTGCCTTGTCTTGAGGAATTGAAAAAGACACATACAAGTTTTGCCCGTCGGTTTTTTCAGTTCCGGCAAGTTTACCTGATGATGCCTTTTGTATTACGTCGTAGATGTCGGCAAATGACAAGTTAGGATTATCATAGAGATGATACATGTGTCCATATAAACCACCCATATTACTCCTCCTTGTTTTCTTCTAATACATTCAATCTTTCTTCAAGAGTTGTAACCTTCTCCGTGAGTCTCCTCGCATGTCTCTTGACATTGCGAACATGCTCTTTGGCGATTTCAATGCGACGAGTCTCTTGTTGAGAATGAGGTCGCAACTTACTTACAATCTCTTCTAAAGATTGAATATAACTCATCAAGCTTGGAGTATCAACCCCTTCACCCATGAGGAATCTTTTTGTCATCTTCCTCAAATCAGCCATCGTCGTTGTCTTCATCAGAGTCATCAGTGAAAGCAGTGAAGATTTCCGATACTTTTTTAGAAATCTGCTTTTTCTTCTTTGGGATTGGTGCCTCTTCCTCTACGGGAAGAACTTCCAAAACTTCTTCTCTTTCTTGCTCACGAAGTAAGATTTTTTTCTGTCGTCTTTTTCTTGGACTTGCCATAATATATTCTCCTTGTTATCGTTGTTTTTGTAAAGCTTTTAATTGTGCTTTAACTGAATCGATTTTTGCTAGTCTAGCTTTCTCTGCTGCCTTAGCTACTTCGGGTTCTTCATATTCTTCTTCCCCCGTCATCTCTTGAACTTCTTCGCCACCACCTTGTTGTGGTACAAGCTGATCTACGTTCTTCAGCATTTTACGAAGAACAAGAGTAAGTTCTTTTTCACCAACCTTTGTAGCAGATGCCATAATCTTTTTAACTTGTGTTACGAGGATGTCTTGTAGTTTCATTACACTAGATGTTCTACCAGCAACCCTATCAGATCTTTTATCAGAAGTGGAAGTTGCTTTCTCTATATCCCGGCCTAGCTGTCCCTGATCTCCAAAGTCTTGTTCGGTGACTTCACCAACAGATCCTTCAGAGAATCCCGTCGGAAAACTAAACTTTACATGTTCAAAACTCTTCTCTTCAACATATTCCCCAAGAGACTCAAGATGCTGTAAAATTGTGAGTGCTCTGTTATCTTCATCTGAAACCTGCATAAGCGCAATCACTTTATCAAACCATACTTTTCCTTCTTCGTAGAGAGCATCGGCAGCTGGATCTGGCAGTTCTTCTTCACCTTTGGGATTTAAAGAATTGCCTTCTTCATCATATCCCCATTCTTCGTCTTCGTAGACTTTCTTTTTCTTATCTTTCGACCAGCTCTCAAAAGTCTTTCTCATGAGTTTCTCTGCTCGGTCGTTCCATAGTTTGTGTCGTTCCATGCTAAGTTCCTCTTACTTCTTTTTCTTAGAGTTTATTTTCAACTTGATCGTCTTTCTGCCTTCATCGTTTTTAATCGATTCGCGTATTGCCAGTTTAGATGCTAACTTGTCCAACCCAGTTGGTTCTTCTTCCGGAACTAGTTCTTCTAACTGTGCAATCTTTTCCTTAAAGATGTCAATCAACTTCTCTTTAACTGATCTATTTCCCAACCTTTCCTCTTCAGCTGCCTTTGCAGTTGCTCTCTCTATTGCCGCAATCTCGCCTTCAAGTCCTCTAGGATTACCGTGACGGTTGAGTTTGGCACCCGCAAGATTAGCGCGTGCTTGAGTTTCAGTATCAGACATTTCTTCATTTACCGCATCAGATGCCATCTCGGTATTGGCACCGATCCACTCTTCAACTGCTGCTAACATTATATTCTTAGTTTGTAAATCCATATCGGGGGACAAGTCACCGGTTGTGATTTGAGGATTTAGTTTGGCAATGGTGGCCCAAAAGGCATTTAGACCTTCTTCGGTTGCTTCCAGCGGATTTGGTTGATGTCCCATATGTTGCAGCCCGCCTTCATCCACTTCTTTTTCTTTTGCTTTTTCTTTTTTCAAAAAATCTGTTTCTCTTGTTTTAGCATCTTTATCTAAATCACCCATTGTCCTCCCACCACGCATACTATGTGGACGACCTGCTTCATTCTTTGCAAACTTCCTAAAGTCTTCAAATAGTTTTTTAGTTTTAGTCATTTTACTTATCCTCTGAAGAATCTTCGGTTTCTTCTACTATTTCACCTTCATCGTTTTTAATCGATTCGAGTTTTGCTTTAAGACTGCTGATCTCTTCTTGAGTTGCTGCAATTTTGGATTTCTTAATCTCTTCCATCTTGGCATTTCTCGCTTCCAGCATTTCCATCGCAAAGTCTTTAATCTCGTCTTCGATAATGGCCATGATGCTTTCGGTGAAGTTCTCACCCAAAATAGGCATCAGTGCTTGCTCAACTTCATCGTAGATTTGTTGAGCATCTTTGATATCCATATCAAAGTCTCTCTCCTCATCTTCAAATCCTTCTTCTTCCGTCTTAACGACTTCCGTTTCCTTGACTGCGAGGTTGATTTCACCAAACCCTTGTTTTTCGAAAAGTTTACTCATCAACTCTTCTGCTCTGCTGTTCCATATTTTATGTCTTTTCATTTTTTAATCTCCTGATTATCGAACGTAGGGTCCGAGTATTTTTTCTTTAATTTGTTCAAGTCTGTCTTCTAAGTCGAAACCTTCGAGACTGTCGATTTCAGCAAGAAGATCACTTATTGCTTCATAAGCATTGCCAATGACTCTCTCTAACGACTGCTTGTGTTTCCAATCTTCCCTATCGAAGAACGCACCTGCTTCCGATACATTGACACCTTGGTCTTCTAGCAGTCTCTTCATTAGTTTTTCTGCTCTATCACTTTTTCTTTGATTCATTTCTTTTGCTCCCGTATTTTACTCCATCTTCCCAATCACGGAAGCAAAGATTACCTACTTCGTAAGCTTCTCGTTCCATTTCTCGAAGATATTCGTTTTTCTGTGCATACCCCACTTCTCTAATCTTTGCCTCTTTGAAGTCTCCACGACAGTTCTGCGTATGATGCACAAGTTCGTGAGAAAATGATCTCATAATGTCTTTGGGGTGTCGGCCAGTTACATAAAGAACAATCTTGTTTTTATGCGGAATATATTCTGCTGTTTTCCCTAGAACTTTTTCTGCATTATTTTCATCGTGCCGAAGCACGACCCTCACAGATTTATCGAATCCCATATTTTTGCGCGCATATGGATAAAACTCTTTTATCATATCTTCTAGTTTTTTCATATCGACTCCTGATAAATTTAATATTTCCATTTTAATCGTCATCAGTAAATAGTTCCTACATAAGCACTTGCACCAAAATAATCACTACAGAGAGCAGAATGCAAATTAATGTCTTTGCAGTGATTGCTTCCCCAAGGAATAAATAGGTCATAAAAGTAAATACAATCGTTCCAATCGAGAACCCCATAATTCTTACTGGCCACAATTCATTTCCGAAAGCACCATAACCAATCCTTGTCGCATTAATAAACATAAACGACAAGGGAATACCAAAAAGGCAAACAAAAAAAACATTATTTCGAAATGAACTCCACATTAGTTGCCCGTTGCTTTGAATCCAAATTAGAATATGCCCCATAAGTAACAGGGAAACAAATTGTAGAAGCTTCATTTATAATCCTTTGATTATATTATTATACACTACTTCTGTAACATTTGCAAGCTCTTCTTTTTTTCTTTCGTAACCCTGAACAGATACTAGGTCTTTGGGATGAACGAGTAACTCCCACTCTTGATAACCTGATTCCCAAATATGAGGAATGGAAACGAGAACATCTTGGAGGTTTATGTAATATGCATCAACATCGGTATCGTCTTTGTGGTATGCTTTCTTTCCCGTACAAAACTTGTATGCGTATTTCTCACTCCACGTCACGGAAGTGACAGGTTGCCCTTCGGTGACTCCACATCTCCAAACTTTTATTACAGCGCCCGAACCGTCAGGACTCTTCTGTGCGATGCCGTCTTTTACAAGAAGTTTTCTTGAGAGTATTCCAAGTTCTTCTCTTGACTTGTGAATCTCTTTCATAGAGATTCCCCTCTCATGCTCCCGACGTTTTGCCTTTTCCTTTTCAGTCCAAGTTTCTTCGTCTTCCCAATCATCCTCTCCCCACTCTCTCCATTCGGGTTCGGGCAGGAGGTAGAACATCGCATCTTGAGGGTCTGTCTCATCCCACAACCCTGAGATGGTTTCCGTATCGCA